TGTCTCCCTCTCCCCGATGAATGAAATTGTTGGCGGGTCGCGCGCGATGGCAGATTAGGGGGGGTTTTCGATGAGTGCGAAGTTTCCGAGTCGGAATGTGGCGGAGGCGTTGGAGCGTTCGTTGAAGAACGCTGACCTCAAGGCTGTGAATTCTGCTGTTGTCGCTGCGGCTCGCGTGTTGGCTGAGCGTATCGATTATCTGACGTTCTCCGGTTTTGTCGATGAGAACGGCAAGCTCGACAACGTGTCGCTGCCGACGTTCCTGAAGTATTGCCAGAGTCTCGGCCTTACGGTGGATGCGCCTGCTAAGGTTGGTCGGCCTGCGAAAGCGAAGCCTGAGCCGAAGTCCGAGGAGTCAAAGAGCGGCAAGGTTATCGCGATGGACGAGTTCATGAAGCGTTTCGGCTGAGGAGGTTGCGATGGCGGCTGAGAATCTTACGGTTTTCGGCGCCATTGATGATGAGAGGCATGGTGTGACCCTGCCGCGTATTTATACTCCGCCGCTTCGTCCCTTGGATAAGAACACTTCTAATGGCTTCGCTGTGATCGCGTTCGCCGAGATCATGCTGCACGTGCATCTCTATCCGTGGCAGCAGTGGCTGCTCGTGCACGCGTTGGAATTGCTGGAGGACGGCTCGTATCGTTTCCGCAAGGTCATCGTGCTTGTGGCCCGTCAGAATGGCAAGACCACGCTGATGGGCGTTTTGGCCGCGTGGTGGCTTTTCGTGGACTCGAACAAGCATCCTGATCGTGTGCCGCCGGTGAAGTTTCTGGTGGTGGGCGCCGCTCAGACGCTTGATAATGCGAAGGGGCCTTACAGTCAGGTCAAGGAGTGGTGTAATCCGCGTCCTGAGACTGATGAGGAGTCCGATCTGGTGGTGCCCGAGCTTGCGGGCATGACGCAGAAATTCGTGAACACCAACGGCGAGGAAGCCATCGTGCTGAAGTCGAAGGCGAGATACATTGTCCGCGCTGACAAGAACATTCGTGCGAAGAGTGCGGCTCGTGTGATTTTCGATGAGCTTCGTGAGCAGCATAATGATGATGGCTGGAACGCTGTCTCGCAGACCACGAAGGCCGTGTGGAGTTCGCAATTGTGGGGCATCAGCAATGCTGGCGACTATCGCAGCGTGGCATTGCGCAAGCAGGTCGATAAGGGTCGTAAGCTTGTTGACGAGTGGGCGCGTCTGAGCGCCGACGGTGGCAATCCGGCCGACGTGTTCATGTCCGGCGAACAGGACGGCAGCTTCGGATATTTCGAATGGAGCGCTCCGGACAAGTGCCCGGTGGATGCTGCCGACGCGATCCGCCAGGCTAACCCGTCGCTCGGCTATGGGCCGATGACCGTCATGAGCGTCAGATCGGATATTGACGGCATGACCGAGGCCGCGTTCCGCACCGAGGTTCTGTGCCAGTGGGTCACGGCTGACATCATTCCTTTTATCAATCCGAAAATGTGGGCTGGCGGTATCGACTCGCGTTCCACGATTCCTGACGACAGTCGTGTCGTCCTGTCCGTGGACACGTCGGCTGACCGTAAGACCACGTATGTGGCCGCTGCCGGTATGCGTGCGGACGGTTTGCCGCACGTGGAGTTGATCGCTCGCCGTGACGGCATGCTGTGGGTGCCGCACTTTTTGGATCTGCTTCGTGAGAGCTGGCCGGGCATTTGTGAGATAGCAGTGCAGTCGAAGGGCTGTCCGGCAGTCGATTTCATCGACCCGTTGACCGAAAAAGGGTGGACGGTGCATCTCATCGAAGGCTTCCGTCTGGGCGCGTGCTGTGGCCGTTTCCTGGACCGTGTGCGTGAGGGCAAGCTGCGGCACCTTCCGCAGCCCGCCATCGAACAGCAGGTTTCCGTGGCCGTATCCCGAAGGCTTGGCGAAGTCGAGGTGTGGGACCGCACCAAGTCCGCATTGCAGATTTCCGGCTTGGTTGCCGAATCGCAGGCATTGTACGCGCTGGAGACCATGCAGGCTGTGGATGCCGAACCGGCGAAGGCCTCCGCCTATTCGGGGCATGGACTGATGATTCTTTGATTTTTGAAGCGATTGGAGGTGCCTTATGGGCCTTTGGAGCGCCTTGAGGAACGTTTTCCAGCCGCGCTACAGCATTTCCTTTGATCTGTCTGACCAGATGGCCGTGATTCAGGGTCAGACGGAGGCCGAGCTTTTCAAGACGCAGCCGCATTTGCGTACCGTGATTACTTTCCTGGCACGGAATGTCGCTCAGGTCGGCTTGAAGGAATTCGAGCGTGTCAGCGACACGGACAGGCAGCGCGTGACCGATGATGTGCTGATAAACCTGCTGAAGCAGCCGAACGGCACGATGACCGGCTATGAGCTGATGCAGCAGCTTGTCGCCGACTTGGCTCTTTACGATAACGCCTACTGGATGGTCGCACAGAATCCCGATCGGGACGTGGACAAGTTCGGCAGCTGGCAGATTCAGCCGATTCCGCCATGCTGGGTGCAGGCCAAGCGTGACGGCAGTGTCTTTCAGCCAGCCTTCTATCGGATTTATCCGAATCTCGGCACCGAATACTATGACGTGCCGTCGGATGACATGATCGTGTTCCATGGTTGGAACCCAGACGACCCGACGCAGGGCGTCACGCCAGTCAGGGCGTTGAAGGACATTATCGACGAGCAGATTCAGGCATGGTCGTATCGCACTCAGGTGTGGAAGCGCGGCGGCCGTATCGGCAGTGTGCTGATTCGTCCGAAGGACGCGCCTGAATGGACCGACGCGGACCGTGAGCGTTTCAAGCGTGGTTGGAAGGAATTCACCGACAAGGGCGCTCAGGCCGGTGCGACGCCACTGCTTGAGGATGGCATGGAGTTGAAGCGTTTGGGCTTCAACGCGCGTGAGGAGGAGTTCAGCGAGGTCACGAAGCTGTCGCTGTCCACCGTCGCGAGCGTCTATCACGTCTCGCCGGTCATGGTCGGCATCCTGGATAATGCGAATTTCAGTAACACGAAGGAATTCCGCAAGATGCTGTACAGCGAGACGCTTGGTCCTACCATGCGCATGATTGAGGACAGGATTAACACTTTCCTCGCGCCGAAGGTCGGCACTCCCGAAGCGAATTACATCGAATTCGACATTCGTAGCAAGCTTTCCGGTGATTTCGAGGAGCAGGCCAGTGTGATGAGCACTTCGGTGGGAGCTCCGTGGATTACGCCGAACGAGGCGCGCGCGAGCCAGAATCTGCCGCGTCTTGAGGGTGGTGACGAGCTGGTAGTGCCGCTCAACGTCACCAAGGGCGGTCAGGCGAGTCCGCAGGACGGTGGAGACCCCGCGCGTCCCGCCGACGGCTCCGATATTGAAGCTGACGATGGTGAGAAGACCTCGGAAATCGTCGGAATGTGGCGTGACCGGCTTGAGAAGAGCGTCAGATCGCGTTTCGGCGCTGGCATGGGCGTCGATGACATCAAATGGCTCAAATGGCAGAACGAACTGCAGGCTGACCTGACGATCAAGGCCGGTTTGAACCAGTTCGATGCCGGTGTGAGGGCATTGGAGGAGACGGAGGACATGCGAACGCATTTCAAGGAGGTGCATGATGCACTTTAAGGATTTCGACTGCCAGTTCAAGGCCGATGGCGATGATTCCGGGCTCAAGGACGGCGAATTCATCGCCTACCCTTCCACTTTCACGCGTGAACCTGACTGCTATGGGGACGTGGTGGCCAAGGGCGCGTTCGACAAGACGATCAAGGCATGGCAGGACAGCGGCAATACACTGCCGGTGTTGTATGGGCATCGTATGGATGACCCCGATTACAACATCGGCGGCGTCGATTCGATGGGCGAGGACGATCACGGCTGGTGGATTAAGGGCCATTTCGACATGGACTCTCCGAAGGCCGCGCAGGTCTACCGCCTGATCAAGGAAAAGCGTCTGAGCCAACTGTCCTTCGCGTTCGACGTGATGGACGAGGGCGAGGTGGAGCTTGATGACGGCACCAAAGCCAATGAGCTCCGCGAATTGAAGGTGTATGAGGCGTCATTCGTCCCGGTCGGTGCGAATCAGGATACCGGCATCGTGGACGTGAAGGCCGCGCTGGGCCGGTTGAAGACCGGACGCCCCCTCTCGCAGAAGAATCTAGACATTCTCTCGCAGATCGCCGATGACCTGACAGGTCAGGCGAAGAAGCTCAAGGATTTCGTGGCTGAGAACATCACTCAGTCCGACAACAACAATGACAATGACCAGAGTGACGATGCGAAGGCATCGGATGCCGGTGCAGCCAAGAACGAGGAGCCTGAAGGGGCCAAGTCCGAGGAGCCGGACGGTTTTTCCGAAGCGGAAGCGTTGCAACTCGCAATAAAGATTGCCCAAGTTGGGCGGAAAGGGGAGTGACCGTAATGGCATCTCTCAAGGAAAAGCGAGCCGCGCTTGTCAAGCAGCTCGAAGAGAAGCAGGGTCTGCTGGCCGCTGGCAAGGCGGATGGCGACACCATCGCATTCGTGAAGAGCGCGCTGGCTGAAGTCGAGGGCATCGACCGTCAGATGGACGGTATGAAGCAGTCCGATGATCTGCTCGCGCAGATCGGCAAGCTCAATGCCAAGTCTGGCGTGCAGCATGTCGGTGGCTCCGATGCCATCCATGCCAAGAGCGTCGGCGAATATTACGTCAAGTCCATGCAGAAGGCTGGATTTGATGTGAAGTCCGCTATCGCTCATGGCTACGAGGTCGAGTGCAAGGCTAACACCGACACCAATGTCGAGGGTGCGCCGTCTGACGGTTACACGCCGTATCTGACCCAGACCGATACCGAGCCTGCTCGCCCGTATCAGCGTCCGCTGGTCGTGGCCGACCTGTTCTCTGCCGGCGCCATCACCGGCACCGTTCTGCAGTATCCGGTTTTCGATGAGCTGGAAGGCAACGCCAAGATGGTCGAGGAGACCGGCGCCGCCCCGCAGGTCCATTGGAAGGACCCGACTTGGAAGCAGGACAAGATCGGCAAGGTGGCCAGCTTCTTCGGCATCAGCGAGGACATGATGGATGATCTGTCCTGGGTCATCGGCGAAATCAACGACGCCGCGCAGTATGACCTGAAGCTGCAGGAGGAGACGCAGCTGCTGTCCGGCGATGGTAGTGAAAACAATCTGACCGGCCTGTTCAACCGTGGAATTCAGACGATGGATAAGGATGAACTGTCCGACGCCGACCGCCTGTCCAAGGCGGCCCTGCAGATCACCACCACCACCAACTTCCAAGCCGACGCCTACGTGCTGAACCCGCTTGACTTCTGGAAGCTGACCATCGCCAAGGATGCGAACGGCAACTACCTCAACCTGACCGATGGGGCCAAGCTGTGGAACATCCCGACCGTGGCCACCGCCGCCATCACCGAAGGCACCGCGCTGGTCGGCGCTTTCAAGAGCGCCAAGGTGCTGCGCAAGGGCGGTCTGGTCGTGAAGATGACCGACTCCGACACCGACGATTTCCTGCACTTCAAGCAGAAGTGCCGCGTCTCCGAGCGTCTGGGCCTGCAGGTCAAGTATCCGAAGGCCTTCGTTAAGGTCACTCTCGGTAAGGCGGCCTGATCATGACGCAGAAGTATGTGCGCTTCGCCACTCCGAAAGAGGCGAACATCGACAAGACGCAGGACGTGGCCGAGCTTGTGGCGCTTGACGCCAAGGGCAAGCCGGTCACGATCGGCGGTGCCGCCGCTCTTCCGGTGGCAAAGAATGTGGCCAAGGCCGCAGGAGAAGCGCCGACCAAGCAGGAATTCGATGCGCTTATCGATTCTCTGGTGGCCGCTGGCCTGATGGCAGCCAAGTAAGTGATTGGGGGGTGCGGCATGACGGCCGTGATTGGTGATCTGATTCCAAGCGCCGACTCTTTCCAAGTCGATGCCGGTTTCAAGATGAGGGCCGCTCAGGCTGCGATTCGCAAGCATTGCGGCTGGCATGTCGCGCCTTCCGTCACTCGTACGGTTCGCTTGGATGGTCATGGCGGTGATTCGCTGCTTCTGCCATCCAAGCATGTGACCGCGCTTTCGAGTCTGAAGCTTGATGGCGTGGAGCACGTGCAGGATGCGCGGTACAGCGAGGCTGGGAGCCTTGTGCTGGTCAATGGCGTCACCTTCCCTGATCTGCCGGGGAGTGTGGAAGCGACCATCACCGATGGTTGGAATTTGGAGGATGTGCCGGAAGTGCAGATGATTCTGCTGGACATCGCGTCTCGTGTGATGCAGGTGCCCGGCACGGTATCTTCCCAATCCACTAACGGCAGCAGCGTTACTTACCGGTCAGGCTCCGATGGTGGTGTGCCTAATGTGGCGCTTTTCGATTCTGAGAAGCGCACATTGCAGCCTTACCGCTTGTCGTGGGGGGTGAAGCCGTGACTTCCGCATTGGATTATCTCGGCGGTGGCGCGTCCTTCGACATGTCGGGTGCGACCAAGTGGCAGCGCTTGCGTGCGAAGAAGGTCAAGGACCGGTATAGCGGCAAGCTGACTGGCGAGGATTGGGAGCATCCCGACGTGCTGGAATTCGATGGCGCTCTTTCCAGCTCTAGCAGCATGAGGACTCCTGACGCGCTTCGTGAGGAGACCACGAGCACGGCTTACCTTACTGCTCCTGACCCGTCGCTCGACATTATGCCGGGTGATCGTATTCGAGCCATGCCGGATGATGGCCGCTGCTGGGAGGTGTCCGGCTATCCGAGCCGTGATGTGAATGCTTTCACGAGCTGGCAGCCGACGATTGAGATTCCACTATCCGAGTATCGGGGGTGATGGCCTGTGGGTGTGATGGTCAAATTCAACGATCGATATTTCGATGAGCTGATGAATTCGGCTGGTGTCAAGGCCATGACCCGTCGAGCGGCCGAGAAGACGCTCGAATATGCGAAGGCTCACGCTCCAGTGGACACTGGCGCCTATCGCGATGGCTTGCAGATCGAGGAGGTCAAGCACGCGCATCGCACCACTTGCATGGTGGTCGGCACCGACCCGAAGACCCTCTTGGTGGAGTCGAAGACCGGTAATCTCCGCAAGGCGTTGAAGGCTGGCAAGTCATGAGTGTTGTTCTCCCACCTGACCTCGAAGCATGGCTGTGCTCTTATCTGCGCGGCCAATTGGAGCCGTCCTACAGCACGATTCTCATATCGAATCGTGAGCCGGACGATTACGACGGCTCATATCCGCTCGTGGTCGTGCGTGATGATGGCGGCAGCCAGTCCAATCGCGTGCTCTTCGACCGCAGTATTGGCGTCACGGTGCGTTATGGTCCACGTTCCACTCCAGGTGATTGTCGTGACTTGGCGGCTCGAATCTACGGCCTACTCACCGACCCTGAGATTTGCGAGCTTGATGGTTCGCCGATCGCGGCAGTCGAGGAGGACGGGTGCAATGGCCCGTATTTCGTGGCCGAGGATGCGAACATCGCAAGATGCTATCTGACTCTCGAATTCTCCGCTATTGGAGAATTCCGATAATTCAATAATTCTTAATTTTTAAGGCGCTGAAACACTCGGTTTCAACGCCTTTTTTGTTTGAAAGGACAAAATATGGCAGCTGATTCAGCAGGCAATGACCTTAGCTCCGCGAAGATCGTGGTGACAAGCGCCTACCGTTTCGCACCTTATGATGCGAAGCAGAAGCTGACCGCTGATCTCATCGCGCCGACCGTGGCCGACGTGAAGACCGGTTTGGACAAGATTTTCACCAAGGGCGGTTTCGTCGGCCTTATCACCGAGGATGGCGCGCCGCAGGACAGCCGTGACGCCGATGACGCGATCAAATTCCACCAGCCAGGCTATTCGATCAACGGCAAGGCGTCGCTGACCGAGCAGTTCACCGTGGCCGAGGATAACGACATCACGCGCCAGATGACCATCGGCAAGCCGGACTCCAGTGGCGTGTATCACGTGACCGATGTGATTCAGGATGGCAAATGGTTCTGCTACAAGGAGACCGTTTTCAAGAACGGCACGCACCGCCGTCGTCTGGGTGTCGTGAATCTGACCGGGAATGAGCAGGGTCAGGATACGGCCGGTAAGAACACCGGTGATGCTTGGACCATTGAATGGGTGCAGGACGACGTCTGCGATTCCGGCAACAGCAAGTATTTGGAGTCCTTCGTGACTCCGACTGTTTCGTCCGGGTCTCACGCCACCGATCATCAGGCTGACGGTTCCGAGTCTCAGCCGGTCACCGACTGACATTGATTCTTTCCAGCATGTGTTTCTTTCTTCCTTTCTTCGCATGTGCTGGGATTCTTCCTCTTCATCCAGTGAAGCAAAGGAAAAATTTTTAGTCGTTTGAAAGAAGGAAGCAATGACCAAGAACACCGTGATGCCGTGCGCCGCCGATTTCGACGCCTGGACTCAGGAGGACGAGGAGAAGGCGCTTGAAGCGTCGGCCGAGCAGATGAAGGTGAAGCACCTCATCAAGGACGGCAGCGTATGGTTCCTCGCACCGCACGGCCACATTTACAAGCTGCCTCTGAATCTCAGCATCGATGATTTCGTGCGCCTGTCCGACCTGCAGTCCAACACCGAGCAGATCCAGACGTTGAAGGAGATTCTCGCGGCTTTCGCTGGCGAGGATGCGGCCAAGGAGCTGGCGAAGGAGCCGGCAATGGTCCCATTCAACATCCTCAACGATTACGGCGAGCTGCTTGCGAAGATTCAGGGCGTGGAATTGGGAAAATCGTCGGCTTCTGCCAGCTCCTCCAAGGAGACGCCGGCAGTCGAATAAGGGCCGATTTCGCGGCTCGCGGGTGGAGTCTGCAGGCCGATTTGGGCGGCAGACTCCGTTTCGCGGACGCGATCGCCTTGTGGGAAAACCTCTCGGCCGATCCGAACACTTACACCGGCATGACTGCGGTGCATATGGTGCTGCCGATGGATGCGACGGCGATCATCACCGCGATTCAGGCTGGCAGCACGTCGATTCTTGGTGACCTCGCGCCGGAAAAGGTTGGGAAGAAGCATGTCGAGGTGACCGATGAGGAGCGTCGTGAGGCGTTGGAGTCGATGAGCAGCATCTTCGGCTTCAAAAAAAGTGAATAGAGGAGGCTGTCATGGCTGGTGGTAGTGAGCTTGGTTCCGCGCATGTGAGCATTTTCCCGCAGATGAAGGGCTTCCGCCAGAATGTGGCCAAGGAGACCGGCAAGGCCGTCTCCGACATGAAAAACTCCTTCACGAAGGGTTTCAATGGCGCGCCGCAGGGCAAGCAGATCGGCAGCGCCTTCAAAAGCGGTTTCAACAGTGGTGCGGCCGAGCTGAATTCTGAAGCCCTGCAGTCCTTTAAAAAGGACGTGGCGCAGGCAAGCCAGAAGAACACGGACGCACTGCTGAAATACAAGGCCGCGTCCGTGCAGGTGCAGGCAGCGCAGGAAAAGCTGAACGCTGCCACACAGAAATATGGGGCTGATTCGACTCAGGCTCAGGCTGCGGCCATCAAACTGGAGCAGGCGCAGATCAAGCAAAAAGCGGCCGCCGACAATCTCAAGGCAGCGTCCGACAACCTCAAGACGGCGCAAGGACGGCTCAAGGAGCTTGAGACGCAGTTGGCCGCCGAGGCGGACAAGTCGAAGAACGCGTTCAGCCGTATGGCTTCCGGCTTCACGTCAACCGCCCAGCAGATTGTCGGCAAGATTCCGGGCGTGAACGCGGCGGTGCAGAAGATCAGCTCGACGGCCGGCGAGGTCACGTCCAACATCAAAAGCAAATTCTCGGCTGCGTGGAATGCTCTGCCGGAGGGTGCGCGTAATGCGGCGACGAAAGCCGGCAGCGCCTTGCATTCGGGGTTGGGCAAGGCGTCCGGTTTCACGTCGAAGGCCGTGTCGGGTATCGGCAACGCGGCGAAGGGCATGGCCACCGTCGTGTCCGGCGCGGCCACCGCAGCGGCCGCATACCTCGTCAACTTCGGTAAGCAGTCCGTCGCTGCGGCTCTCAAGGCCGGAGAGGTGACCGCGAAATTCCAGCAGGTCGCCAAAAACAACAATTGGACGGACGAGGAGCAGAAGTCCCTGCTCAGCCTGAACAAGACGCTTGGACAGACCGGCGTCATATCCGGCGGCACCTTGAAGGCCGCTCAGGCGCAGCTCGGCACCTTCGCGCTGACGGCCGATCAGGTCAAGACGCTGACGCCCGCTTTGGCGGACATGATCGCCAACAACAAGGGTTACAACGCGACGGCGCAGGATGGCGTGCAGATAGCCAACCTGCTCGGCAAGGTCATGACCGGCAACGCCACGGCATTGTCGAAATATGGCGTGACCATGACCGACGCGCAGAAAAAAGTCCTGCAGGAGGGCAGTGCTTCCGAGAAGGCAGCCATGGCCGCGCAGGTCTTGGAAGCCAACTTCGGCGGCATCAACAAGGCCTTGGCGCAGACCCCGCAGGGCAAGATGACCATTCTCCAGCATGAGATCGCGGGGTTGAAGACTTCGATCGGCAATGATCTCATCGCTGCTTTCGGCGGTGTCGGCGGCGCGGTCATCAAGATGGTGCAGGCCGTCGAACCGCTCATCACCGCGCTGTTCGACAAGATTGCTCAGCTGGCGCAGAAGATCGGCCCGCCGCTTGAGAAAGTGTTCGGTTTGGTCGCCGACAAGATCAGCAAAATCGATTTCAATGGCTTCGCGGGTCAATTGTCCGGCTTGTCCGGTCCCATCGCCGCCGTGACCGGCTTGCTTGGCGCGGCGGGTCTTGGTGGCGCTTTGAGCGGCTTGAGTGGAGTGCCGATCATCGGCAGCATGTTTGGTAGCTTGGGCAAAGTGCTCGGCGGTCTTGGCGGTCCCATCACGTTGGTGATTGGCGCTCTGGCCGGCCTTATCGCCACGAGCCCGCAATTGCGCGGCGAATTCGGCGAGATGCTGACGAACGTTTTCGCCAGCATCAAACAGGCTTTGGAGCTTCTGCAACCATCGATCAAGACGCTGATGGATACTTTCGCCCAATTGGCTCAGGCGCTGATTCCAGTGCTTGCGAAGATCATTCCGCTTCTGACGCCGATAATCTCCACGCTGATCGGATCGATGGTCCCAGCCATTCAAAGCGTATTGAACATGGTGACCGGCCTCGTGGATGTATTGGTGCCGATAGTCCAGAACTGCCTTCCTGCCGTTGCGGGAGCTCTGAAGTATTTTCTTCCGTTGATTCAAGCCGTAGTTTCGATTATTCCTGCGATTATCGCAGTTCTCACAACGGGCATTGGCGTTTTCAAGGCCGTGACCACAGCCATAAGCCTCGCTTCGAAGGCTCAGGCCGTGCTCAATGCGGTACTGAATGCCAATCCGATCATACTTATTGTCTCGCTTATCGCCAGTTTGGTGTCTGCTCTGGTCTATTTCTTCACCTGCACTGATAAGGGCAAGGCCATCTGGCAGCAGTTCACGGATTTCCTTTCGAACTGCGTGCAGAACATCCGTGATTTCTTCTCAGGTCTCGGCAATGACATTACAGGCTTCTTCACCGCCGCGGGCGAGGGTGCTCAGAATGCTTGGAATAGCGTCGTCAACTGGTTTATGGGAATTCCGGGTGCGATCTGCAACTTCTTCGCTGGAGTTGGTGGAAGAATCACTGGCTTCTTCTCCAATGCCGCCAATGGTGTGGAGAACGCGTGGAATAACGTGGTCAGCTGGTTCGGTGGTATTCCCAACGCCATTTGTGGCGTGTTCGCCGGTGCTGGCGCGTGGCTGTGGAACGCCGGCGCGAGCATCATCAATGGTCTGCTCAATGGCTTGAAGGCTGCTTTCGGCAGAGTGAAGAGCTTTGTGAGCGGCATCGGCGATTGGATCGTCAGACATAAGGGCCCGCTCAGCTACGACAAGGTGATGCTTAAGCCTGCTGGCTTGGCGATCATGCGTGGATTCGACAAGAGCCTCAAGGACGGCTGGAAGGACGTGCAGCGCACCGTGAACGGCATGAATGCGCAGATCAACGGCGGCTTCGATGTGGATGCGTCGAAGTCGGGGCGCGCGAATCTCAATGCTGGCGGTGGTGGCAACACCTTCGTCACGCAGACGTTCAATTATCCGGCGATTGCTCCGACGAGCATCAGCACGCAGCAAAAATTGCAGACGGCGGCCATGCCGCAATGGTGACAGGAAAAGGGTGGTGCAATGATTCTCACGGATTATCTCATCAATGGTCAGCAGCTGACCGGTGAGCATTCGAATCTGATCGTCGGCACCACCCATTTCACGAACATCAGCCCTCGTATCAATTCCGTGACCGTGAACGGCCGGAACGGCGTCATGCTTCCGGCTGGGCCGGTGGCTTTCGACGCGCCGGAAATCACGTTGAAATTCATTACGGATGGCAGTGGTGCGGATGCTCTGATGCATCGGTTCTACCGTCTCTGCCGCCTCGCGTCCGAGTTGACTCGTGTGGAGCGTGACACGGTCTCCGGCTTGACGCGCCGCATGACAGCTAGCGCGGTATGCACGTCATGCCAGCCGGACGGTGACGAGATTCCGTGGGATGACCACAGGGCGGCGACCGCCGTGTTCCAACTGCCGGACGTGTTTTGGCGTGGCGTGCAGTGGCAGGAGGCGACGTTGGCCGCGTCGGGCGGCAGGCTGCTGCCGGGCGGGGTTTCCAAGCCGAGCGGCAAGGGGTATTGGACGCGCTGGCAGGGTTTGCCGAATGCTTCGCCGTCCATGCTTTTCGACACGCTTCCCGACGGCTGGCTTTCCAACGCGCCCATCACCACGCTGGTATTGCGCTTCGGTGCCGCCACTGGCGTGACCATTTCGGATCCGGTGAGTGGAACGAATCTCATGTGGGGCGGCAAACGCGACGCCTCACGACCATATCTTTTCATCGATGTGGCCAATCGCAAGGCGTGGACGGCTACCAATGCCGACGCATGGTCCGGTGGTACGGATGCGTCGAATGGCGTCGACTGGACCACCGAACCGTTGCAGGTGTGGCCGGCGATCGATTCCGGCGACTATCGGCTCGATATCAGACAGACCGGCGGCACCGACAAGGTGACATGCCGGTTTTTGCAATCATGGGAGTGAATCATGGCAAAGACTTTGCACGCTCGACTCGTGGCCTATCGTCCATTCGGTGAGCGCATCGGTGTGCTGGCGGAGCCGGTGAGCTTCAGCGCGTCCATGCTCCACAATGATGATGGCGCAATCAGCATCGAATACTCTCTGCTGTCCGGTGACGCGCAGGCGTTCGACCGTGAGCTTACCGATGGCCTCGAAGTGGCCGTGGAAGTGTCGGACGGAACCGGCTATCGTGAGCCGGACAACGCGCGTTTCGTGATTACCGGACGTTCCGGCAAGACGGACGACCGTACCCGCACCGTCACCTATTCCGGCCAGTCGATCAGCTGGCTCCTGAGCAAGGCGGAGAACAATGATTCCATCCATCTGCTCGCGGACGGCGATAATAAGGGCAAGAGGCCATTTTATTCGGCTAATCCGGGCGTGATTTTGAAGACCATGCTTGACGAGAACCGTCAGCGTGGCGGCGTGGCCACTGGTCTGACGCTCGGCTTCGATACGGCGAAGGATGCGGGCGGCGCTGCATGGGCGAGGAAATACACGCTTTACTACAGCCTCGGCACGGATCTGCAGACGATCCTGTCATCTCTGGTCAATGGTGGAGGCTGCGACTGGCGCACGTCCGGCCGCACGCTGAAACTGTGGAATGCGGACAGCAGGGCATTGAGCCGCGATCTAAGCAAGCAGGTCGTGCTCCGGCTTGCCAGTGACATCGGCGAGGCTCCATACGAGGAATCAATCGCGGATCTGGCCAGCACGATCCTCGTCGAGGGTGACAATAATCTGCTTTTCCGCATGGACAATCCGAGTGCGCCGACGCCTTGGGGCAAGTGGGAATCCTATGCCTCGCAGGGTGGCGTGTCCGACAAGGACACCGCTCAAGCCTTTATGCAGTCGACTTTGGATGACTCGGCAAGGGTGCGTGGCCAGTACACGCGCGACCTCATCGTTTCCGACGTGGACAGTCTGCCGCTCGTTGACTATCATGCTGGCGATTGGATTACGGCTCCGACCATCACGCATGGGGAGAAGGTGCGCGTTCAGGAAATCGACCTGAGCATGCGACAGGGCGAGGGACTATCCGTCAGCATCGCTCTGAACGATATCAAGTATGATGCCTCGGTCAAGCAGGCGAAGAAGATTAAGGGCATTACAGGAGGCGCGGCATTGGCCGGCAGCGAGGGCGGCACGACCGCCTCGTCCGACCGTGACCATCGCGTGCCGAAGGCTCCGCAGGGACTTGTCGTGCAGACCGACGCCTATATAGGCTCGGATGGCTATGCGCATGGTCTGGCCACCGCCTCATGGAGCGCGGTCACGCAGGCCACGAATGACACAGCCATCGAGATTTCCAATTATTTGGTCGAGTGGAAGCTGCACAAGGATGGCGCGCCCTGGCATTCCGCCGGCACGACTGACAAGACGCAGCTCGGTTTCGGAGGCTTGGATTGCGGCACGCAAATCGAAGTGCGCGTCAGGGCAGTGCCGACGTATTCGGACAAGCTTGGCGAATGGTCGGCCGTCGTGGTGGCAACTGTGGAGTCGGATACGACGCCATGCTCCGTACCGTCCAAGCCGGTATTGTCGTCCGAGCTGGGCGTGGTGACCGTCCACTGGGATGGCAGGACAAGCACTGGCACGTCGATGGAATCGGACTTCGACCATGTCGAGGTCGGCGAGGGCATCAATGCGGCCGGCATGACCGTCATCAGCGCCACGCAGTCCGGGCCGGGCGATTATCTCGTGACCGGCCTGACAGCCGGCTCCCAGCACTCCTACGCCTTGCGTTCGGTCGATCATGCTGGCAACCGGTCCGACTGGTCGGCAGTCGCCACTGTCACCGTTGCTTCTGCTGTCTCGCCTGAAGAGGTCAAGCAGATTCAGAAGGATTTGGCTGACAATCAGACGGCTTTGAAGGATAACACCGCGAAGCTGGATCAGGCGCGGAAGGACATCCAGTCCAACAAGTCTAATCTTGATGCGGCGAATCAGACGCTCGCTCAAGCCAAGACCGACCTATCGCAGGCGCAGAAGGACATCGCGCAGACCAAGAGCGACCTGACCACCGCGAATGGCGAGATCAGCAAGGCGAAGGAATCCGCCGCCCAGGCGTATGCCGAGGCCCACTCGAAGAACCATACGTTTCGTGGGCCGGACGAGCCGAAGGACAATCTCATCGTCGGCGACCTGTGGCTCAAGACGCAGAAGTATTGGACGAGGTGGAAGGGCGAGAAGAACAACAGCCCGAGCCTGCTGGCCGACTTCTACACGTACTGGCAGGGAACACCCAACAACAGCCCCTCCGTGCTTGTGCCGCTCTCCGACCGCGTGATTGACACGCTGGTGTGGGATGGCTCCGCGTGGAACCATCTCGGCTATGCCGATGTGGAGCGCAATGCCGACGAAATCGCTCAGGCGAAGTCGGATATCGCGGATAATGCGGCGAAGACCACCGACGCCAAGAAGACCGCCGAGAATGCCGCTGCCGCCGCGAAGAACGCTCAAGGCACAGCTGACACGGCCAATGGTGCGGCCAGGACCGCTCAGGACACCGCCAATGCGGCCAATACCGCCGCGAAGAGCGCTACCGCCACCGCCGGTCAGGCCAAGGATGCGGCCAATGCCGCCAATACCGCCGCCGAAAGCGCCAAGAAGACCGCCGGCAATGCGGAGACGCTGGCTAACACTGCCAATGCTTCGGCCAATTCGGCCAAGTCCGACGCGGCTTCCGCCAAATCGGACGCTTCCACCGCGAAGACCGATGCGGCCAATGCCAAGGCCACCGCCGCGAATGCGTCGAGCGTCGCCACACAAGCCAAGGCCACGGCTGACAGTGCGGCCCAATCCGCCACCGATGCGGCCAATGCCGCGCAGAAGGCGAATACGGCTGCCGCTGCCGCCGCTGGTGTGGCGAACGGCAAGGCCGACGTGCTCATCCAGAGCACGGCGCCGGCCACGTCGATGCGCAAGTCCACGACACTGTGGATTGACACCACGAATGGTGCGAACACGCCGAAAAGGTGGAATGGTAGTGCTTGGGTGGCTGTGGCCGATAAGGCCGCGACCGACGCCGCGAACGCCGCCGTCAAGGCCAATACGGCTGCGAAGACCGCGCAGGATACGGCAGACAAGGCCAATATTGCTGCCGCTAATGCCGCGTCTCAGGCGAATCAGGCTCAGGCCGCCGCGAAAAAGGCGCAGACCACCGCGGATGGCAAGAATCTGATCTACCGTGGCCCCGACGAGCCGAATCATGATGGCTTGAAGCCGGGGGACATGTGGTGGAGGACGCAGAAGTATTGGACTCGCTGGAAGGGCGAGAAGAATAATTCGCCGTCCATGCTTGCCGACTTCTACACCTACTGGACTGGTGCGCCAAACGCCAGCCCTTCCGTGCTCGTGCCCTTGTCCGATCGTGTGGTGGAAGTCCTTACGTGGGATGGTACGCGCTTCGAGCCTTTTGACCTCGTGGCGAACAACATTCTCGCTGCTGGGACGGTGGCCGCGAAGCATCTCGCCGCCGACTCCGTGACCGCCGAGAAGGTCAAGGCCAATGCCATCACGGTGGACAAGCTGGCCGCGAATTCGGTCACGACTGAAAAGCTGGTGGCTGATGCGGTGACCGCCGCGAAACTCGCCGCCAACTCGGTGCAGGCGCGGAACATCGTCGCACTGGCCATCACGTCCGACAAGATTGCAGCCAATTCCGTGACCACGGGCAAGCTCAAGGTCACGGAAGACATGACCGTGGCGCTGCTCAACGTCCACAAGATTCAAGCGGGCGACATCGCCGCCAATGCCGTGACCACTGCCGCTTTGGCTGCTGGCGCGGTAAACGCCGACAAGCTGGCTGCGAATTCGGTCAATGCGTCCAAGATTGTGACTGGTGCGATTACCGCCGACAAGCTCGCGGCGAATTCCGTGACGGCCGTCAAGATCGCGGCTGGCACCATCACGTCCGACAGAATCGCGGCGGGCCAGTTCCGAGGCTACGTGTTCACCGGCGCCGTCTTCCAAAGCTCCGAGGCCGAGAACACCGGCATGAAGCTCAACTCGACCGCATTGCAAATGTGGGATTCGGCTCATAACCAGACCGTCTATTTGGACGGTGAGGGCAAGTCGAATCTGCTGACCGGCACTTTCCAAACCCGCATCAGCGGGCATCGCGTGCGCATCAGCCCCGATTTCAGAACGCATACCATCGGCGGCGCGGAAACGTTTGATGGTGACGGATTGGAATTCCCAGCGTACAAAGGTTCGACTGCATATTTCGTTTCCCCCACGATCGTATCGCAGATCAGTTCCAACCAGGTCGGTGAGATGGGCGGAATGACATTATGGAGCGGACGTATCGCGCAGCACGATCCGGGTTCTTACCTGCGGCTCCGGTCGATGCCACGGCAGAGGGGCGGCACCGGCAGTGGCGGTGTCACCTCCCATGTGTCCGCCGTTGCCGACACGGATTACGACGAGCCAGACATTGGCAAAAAAAGCCGGGCACTCCTGAATTTGACTGGTGATGCCAATGCGGGGTCAAGCGTGTGGCTCGAAGCCGAAGACGGGAACGGCAGTGTCGGAGTCGGCGCGAACATCGGCACCGGATACGTGTATCTTGGCGGCTATCTTGGCGGCATCACGAACCGTTTTACGTTCCAGGCCCAGGCTGCGTGGAAGGCGTGGTATCCGAATTCCGGCTCGAAGATTGCGGCCGGCGCGGCAATGCAAGTCAACTGCACGTTCAGCCCGACGAAATACGGCCACTATTACGTCGTCGCGAACGCGGATTCGCAATGGGCGGGCATCATCGCGCACCCATGCAACACGGGCGGGCAGAGCGGCTTCACATTGAAGCTGTATAACGCCGACCAGCCTTGCCCGGTCGACGTGTATGCGGAATACCTCGCCTATCTGGTCAAATGATTGGAGGGAATGTTGTCAGCGACTTTCGAAATGGATGATAACAGTGGGCTTTGCATTATCCGCTGTAATCCGCCCATAAACGGGTCGGACAGCTTCGTCTTCGCACCTGACGTGATTGCTTCGTGGAAGGCTTTGCTTGGGCTTGCTTCGACTCGTGAGGCGATCGCGGCGATCATGCAGGGCAGGGAGGATACGAGCCTGTACGACCGCGCCACCGGCAGGGGCGTGTGGACGGGGGCTTACGAGGCCTTGGAAAGCGCGCTGAATGATTCCGCCACCGGCGTGAGCATGCTTGCGGCTGATGGGGAAGTGTTGAATGACCCGCTGACCGCCGCGCGCAATAAGGCGCGTGAGGGCATGAACCTGCCGGTCATGTCGAATGAGACGGACGCGAATCTCATTGCCACACTGGCGGCTGATGACTCCGATGAGGAGCCGTCGAGTGGCATTGACGTGACCGTGACCAAGACCATTGAGGGATTGGACGCTTTTCTCAACGACGAGTCCAGTCAAAACGTTTTGGACGAGTGTGAGGAACGATTCTTCGAGTCCCTTATGCCAAGACAAAACCAACAGAATTAAGGAGATTGATTATGGCCGATGAGACCACTGAAACCACTGCTAATACCACTACTGCCGTGACGCCCGCAGAGTCGTCTGGCGTGCTTGATTTGCGTCCGCCGAAGGAGTCGGTGCGTGCGGAATTGTGCCGTTTGGGATTGGAGTTTTCCAGCACTGACGGCACTTCTGAATCTTGGCGCGACTATCAGCGTGGCGTGCTTGCCACCTTCGATGATTCCGGTGCGTCCGTCACGTTGACGGACGTGAAGACGAATCTCGGCCGCACGCTCACCTTGGAAGAGCTTAAGGCCGTGACTCGTATCGACACGATGACCGCCGCCGACTAATCCAGCATTCCAATTTTTTCAACCCCTGCAATCCGCACGGATTGCGGGGTTTTCGTATTTAAGGAGACATTTTGACTCAGATTCCAGCCGACGCGAACGAAGTCATCGACTCTCTTTCCGCGCAAATCGGCACTCTCACCAAGCAGATCGCAATCCTGACCAGCCAGCTCAACGCGGCCATGAAACTGATTCCCGCCGACGTGCTCGAAAGCGTGAAGGGAGACACTGATGCAGAGGATTAACTGGTTCACCAATCCGAATCTCACCGGCCCGCTGACCGGCATCAGCAAGTGGGGCGGCGTCACAGCGAGTGTCAACAAAACCAACCACCAGCTGGTAGTGTCAGGGAGCAACGGCGGCTACGGCTTCAACGTGGACGTGCCGGCGAACACGCCGCTCGTCGTCTCCATGTTCGTGTACACCGACATCACGAAACAATCGACCCCGGTAGCCATCATGGACGTGGACGATGCGGGCAAGGTGACGGTCCTGGCCGGCGTCAAGCCGAAATCCAACGCGAGCACCATGGTCACGCGCGTCACCAGCAAAACCGGCAAAATCAGGTTCGAGGCCTACCCGGTATCGGGCACGACCGTGAATTTTGGTGACTTGCTTGTCGAACGCGCCGACACTTACGATAAAGCCGTGGGGGGGGGCTTCCGGGCTTCTTCTCGGGGGACACGATGCCACGCGATTAAGGCGATTCGTCGGGCGGGTGATGCCCGATGATAGTCACGAACCTGATAAGCAGTCCACGCGCCCACGTCACGCTGAAGCCGGGCGAGCACACGCCGATTACGACCATCGAGAAGACTCCGGGTACCCCATACTGGTGCACGGTCTGGCTGGACGTGTCGGGCGGCTCCGTCACGGTGGACAACTGTCCGGGCACCTTCAGCAAGAGCCAACGCATCGGATGGTCCTTCACGTCCCCGATCGCGAATCCGATGAGCCTGAGATACAAGGTCGTGTCCGGCAGTCCGACCGTCAAGGTGTGGAACATGGTCATGTGCGAGCTGGTCGAATACCAGGCGAACAAGGCATTGCTCGACGGCCTTTACTTTTTCGACGGGGATACGATGCCACGCGCCTAATCCTTATGGGGGTGGTGGCATGACTCCCATCGTTAATCACTGCGTCATGCCGAAAGACGGTGTGAGCGTCAAGACGACGAACACGACACCATCGGACATCACCTTCACGGGGTTGACGGCGGGCGTGAAATACCATGTGAGCGTCGTCTGTTACATGCTGTCCACGAGTGGCAGCAATCCGCGTCTGCGTCTCACCACCAATGACAGTAATAGTGGGCTGGTCACTTCGAATGGTCGCGTGGATTACGTCTTCACCGCCGCCAGCACCACTCACGGCATTCTCGTCAGTCTGAACAATTGCACGATCAATCTGAGCAAGGGCTTGTGCGTGCCTCAAGACCAGTGGCAGCAGCTCGTCTCGTTGGGATTGCCGGGCAATTATTTCGATGGCGACACCATGCCAAAAGATTAAACGATTTCAAGGAGATGTGATGTGTTTCAAACGTTTTTAGCGGGTTTTGGTGGTGTGGGTGGCGCGTGCGCCGTCATCACGCTCGGCCTGAAAGTCTGGCCGGGAGCGCTCGAATCATTGGCTACTGGGCTGTATGCCCACGTCAATCCCGAGCGCTTGCCGTATAACAGCGTGCTTTCCCAGCATTTCGCTAAGACGAGGCAGCTCGGCGAACGTTCCGAACGGTTTGACGGGCGGCTGGACGAATTGTGCAGGGACACGATAAAAAACACGCTGATTTCACTGATTTACGGTGACCAAAGCCACGACCACAGCGAGGCCGTCCGATACGAGCTGGCGAAGCTTGAGAAATTGGACGCGCAATGCTGGATCATCTCGGCCGCCGAAAAATACTTGGAGGAACGGCAATGATGCGTCTCATGATCGCGGGCGGCACCTACCTGCTGCTCCTCGCACTCATCTTCATGTTCAACCATGGCGTGCACATGCGCTGACATCGATTTTCACAACCGCAAGGCCATCTCTTCGGAGGTGGCCTTTTCTATTGCCCCGTGAGGGGCGGGAAGGAGGCCGTCATGGACGATGTGACCATGACGCCGGAAATGACACCGCAGGGCGATTCGATGCCGCCCGAAACCATTCAGGTCGTGTCCGAGGAGGACGCGGCCAAGGCCGTCGAAGGATTGGAGGACTGACATGGCAAGCGTGAGCGCTTTGATTAACCGCATGCGTTACTGGTGTGCCGTCGCCAACATGGGCTACTCGCAGGCTGACCGCTGGAACTTCAACCCGCAGGCCGGCAACTGCGACTGCTCGTCCCTTGTCATCCACTGTCTCAAGGAGGCTGGCTTCGACACCGGCTCGGCCACCTACACCGGCAACCTCTCCGGTGAGCTGACCAAGCGCGGCTGGACTCGTCTGCCCGCGAACGGCAGCCCGCAGCCGGGCGACATCCTGCTCAACGACGTGCACCACGTGGCCGTGTATCTGGGTGGTGGCAGGCTCGCACAGGCAAGCATCTCGGAGCGTGGCACCGCGTATGGCAGGGCTGGCGACCAGACGGGCCGCGAAACCAATATCAGGGGCTACTACAGCTACCCGTGGAACTGCTACCTGAGATACCAGGGCGCCCAGTCTTCCGCTCCAGCCGCCAATTCCGGTGCCATCGCAGTGGATGGCAATGTTGGTCCGGCCACGGTGCGCCGTTGGCAGCAGGTGATGGGCACTGCGGTGGATGGTGTCATCAGCGGCCAGCAGGTGCCGGACGGCAGGACTTACGCGCGTCCGGCCATCGATTCGAGCGTGGTCCGCTACGGCAGTGGCGGCAGTGATCTGATCCGTGCCGTGCAACGTCGCCTGGGCTGTGGCACTGATGGTCTGCTTGGCCCGGCCACCATTCGCGCCATCCAAGCGCATTACGGGTTGGCTCAGGACGCGAGCTTCGGCCCCGCGACCGCACGCGCCTTGCAGACGGCACTCAATCAAAACCGATTCTAAGGGGGTTTAATATGGCTCAACATGCAGCGCCAACGACTTTGGAGACCACCGTCAATAATCTGACCAACGAACGCGAGGACGGTCAGGACAACCAGCCGCCGGACGCTTACACGCCCGTCTTTTCCAAGGGCGTGCGCACCGTGGTCTACGTTGCCGGTCTCATCGCTTCATGCGTCGGCCTTGGTTTCATGACCTTTGGTGATGCGGCTGTCGGCGGCTACATTTCGACCGTGGCCGGCTTCATCGCCAGCGGTCTTGGCGTCGCCTACAATCCGCTGCGCCGTGATTGATTTTCTAGCGTGAGACTCAACCTCGCGTGGAAGAAAATTCACGCACTCGGGTGCTTGTAGAAATTCTCACACCCTGTTTTTAAATCTGCCCCTCTCTCAGCAATGCTGGGGGAGGGGCTTTTTGTTGTTCGGGAGCTTGTTCCGTGGCAACATTTTGGCAACATTTTTTAGAAAACGACGTGATTTTCGTAATCTCGATAAACATCGGCAACAGTCGCAACCCGTTGGAAATAAAGGAAAAGCCGCCATTTCTGGCGGCTTCTTATCCGTGGAGATGCGGGGAATCGAACCCCGCTACATCAAGCCCGAAAGCCCTACTACCGCTTGAATCACGCCGCGCTCGCAGTCGTTTTTGGCAACATTTTGGCAACATTTTCCCGAAGCAGCAACGAATCCATCGCTAGCCCGACCGCGTCCAGATCGTCGTCGAACAGGTCGGCGTACACATCCAGGGTCATCGCCGCACTCGCGTGGCCGAGCTGGTTCTGGATGGCCTTGACGTTCGCTCCGGAGCTGACCATGAGGCTCGCCGCGGTGTGGCGCAGGTCGTGGTAGGTGAGTCCGAGAGGGACGCCGGCGCGCCTCTTCGCCCGCCAGAACCACTTGGTCGGGTCGTTCGGCGGCGCGGTGCGCGCCAGATATCCGCCGTCCTGCGCGGGGAACAGCGGCTCTCCGCCTTCCCTCCCGGCGCATCGCTCACGTAGTGGGGCGTCGAGTGTTCTGGGGAACACGACCTGCCTTGCCCGGCCGGATTTTGGCAGGTCGACCACCACCTCGTGGCCGACTGTGGTGGCGCTCCGTCTGACCGAAAGCCGGTGTCTGGCGAAATCCACGTCCTCGACGTGCAGTCCGGCCATCTCGCCCCATCTCAGTCCGCACAGGCCGAGCACGAGCACCATCGTCCGCCGGTCGCCGGATTCGTCGGCGAGTCGGAACAGCTGTTCGACGGTGAGGTACGTGTGCTCCTTGTGCTTCTTGCGTGGCGTCTCGATGCCGTCGCATGGGTTGGATGGGATGAGCCTGTCGGACACGGCGTCGGCGCAGATGCCGCGCAGGATTCCGAGGTTGCGCAGCACGACGGTGGCGCTCTTGCTTTCGGCCTGCCCGCTGACCCATTCCTGGATTTCGGCGCGGGTCAGTGATTCGAGCGTGCGCGCGCCCCATTGCGGTTCGACATGGACCCGCCACGCGCGTTCGAGCGATTCGACGTAGCTGGCCTTTGACGAGACGCGCTTCTTGGCTATCCATGCCGGCCAGAGCCCGCCGACCTTCCGGCGTCCGGCCTGCGGGTCGATGTACGTTCCGCTGGCCTTGGCGACGGTGACGTGTTCGGCCAGCCATTCCTGGGCGTCGCGTTTGCGTTGGAAGCCGCGCCGGCTGGTCTGCGTGCCGTCGGGTTTGCGGTAGATGACGCGCCATCGTCGTCCGTCCTTGGTGTCGTATGCGTCAATGGTCGCCATCTTCCGCCTTCTTCCGTGGCCTGCCGCCGCCGACACCGCGGCCAGGGCGTTGCGCGTTCCATTGGTCGATGGTCTCGGGGAGCCAGCCGCGCGTGCGTCCGATGGTGGCGTCCGGCTGGGGGAGCTTGTAGGCGCTGACGGCGGCGGTGCTGATGCCGAGGCGCTTGGCCACGTCGGTGACGCTCAGGTATTCGACGGTCATGTCAGTCCTTCCTTCCGGCGATGAGCGCGAAGACGGCGCTGACGATGGCGCATCCGGCGGTGAGCGCGAACGGCCAGCCGAACCATGCGCTGGCGGCGGTTCCGAGCGCGAACACCGCGCTGACTATCGATTCCGTTCTCATGATGTCCCATGGCATAATCGGAGATATGGGGTTCCGGCCCCTAGGTCTGGCCGGAACCCTTGCTCACTTCCTCTTCTTCGGCTTCCGTCTCATCTCCTTGATGAGTCCGGTCACCGCTTTGATGAGGGCCGCGATGCTCGCGACGAGAAGCGAGATGCTGGTGATTATCTCCGATGGTGTCATGTTCACCTCCTTTCCTTGATATAAACTATATTAGCACAGTAAATAAAGTAATGCAAGTCAGAACACGACGAACCACACTCACCAAAATCACCGAAATGTGTCAGGATTATCCAGATTGTGAAGAAACGTTGACGAATCCACGCGCTCGCCGGTAAATTGAAGACGAAAGCAAGGAGGTGCCGTGGACGATGAGCATGAAGACAAACGCTTTGACCAGGGGAATACGCAGGGGGGTATACCTCGTGATGGCGCCGAATCCGACAACGGAATTCAATCGAATCAAAAAAAGGATAGCGGGAACGGACGTGGAGACGTCGTCGGCCAGACTGATCATGAGGTCGATGGGCGAGGCGACCCGCAGGACGGTAATGGACGACAGACGATAATAGGCGCGTCGCTCTGGGACGGGCCGACCCCGTCGCCGGAGGATATGGCCGGTTTCAAAACCGTCGATCCGACGTTTCCCGAACGCATTATGCGCATGTCGGAAGAAACCGTACGTACCAAAAACAAGGCGATGCTGCGCTCGTCGACGCTTGAATCATGGGCGGTCCTCATCACATCCGCCAGCATGTCCGCACTACCATGGGTCATCTGCTTCACAGGTGTCCTCAACGGGAACAACGCGGCGGCCGTCATAGGCGGCATCGCCGGTCTTCTCGCCTCAGGCTCAAGCCTGATACAGGCGATCAGGAACAAGAAAAACGATTAAAACATTCACACCCTGGCGCTCGCGGTATGCGGGTGGCCGGGGTCTTTTTTTTTATAAGGAATCCGAACGGGTATAAGGCTCTATAAGCACGTATAAAGGCGTATAAACTATTGCACGCACACGCCGGAATCGTGCAATAGCTGCCGGTAGTCGTTCAACACCTGGATGGTGACTCCCAATTCCACTGCCATCATCCACGTGTTGCCCTCGTACACCGTCTCGGCCATGCCGTAATCCACCGGTGAGATCAACGCCAGCGCGGTCTCCCTGCGGCAGCGGCGCTCGCACTTGGCCCCATACCGTGTGCCGCATCCCGGGTCGTGGTGTTTCGCGTGGATGAGCTCATGGCACAATGTGCAGCGGCGCTGGCGCTGGTTGAGCCAGTCCGCCAGCAGGATGAGCCCATGCCGGTCGTCGTACAGGCCGCATATGTCACGGGGAAGGTCGCGTGACATGACTGACAGACCCATGGATTCCGCGTTCCGGTGAAGCTCCGCGATGGTCTTGTTATCCACATTCCTCTCTTCCGGAAGTATTGTTTTTCGAGAAGTACTTTTTTGCTGTTTGTCAAGTTCTGCTTGACAGTTGGAGTGTCGTATGTGATGCTTGAATCAGCTCATCTACCGAGTTGTAGAAGGAGTCTCCAGGGTCGCTGCGGCGGCCCTTGCTTTTTATTGAACGCAATTCCCGTTCAAACTTGACTGATCATATTCTTTCAGAAGTTTGTTGAAGCTATGATCATGGTCGACGTAGTAGGCGGTGACCAACATGCAGTAGCCTCTGTCCTTATGTGGTTCCAGCACGACTAGATACCGTTCTGATTCAATGAGGATATATAACCTATCGCGGCCATGCTTATGCTTCCTCCAGATTAATGGCGCATCACATACCTCATAATGGCATTGCGGACAATCCTTTGCGTTGTCAATCGTCTTCCGTGGAAACCTGATCCGCTCACATCTACGCAGATCGACATTCCTCTCGCCGGTTGTGTAGTCTTCGACGCTGGTGATGTGGAAAAACCCAGCCCATTTTCCGTCGGTCTCCTCTTTCTGGCGGCGTACGGAAACTCTGAGGCCGTCGAATGATGGATGTGAATCTATGAAGTCATGTCTGAAGATTGCATAAATCCTATCCTCATATACGGCAAAGTCTTCTATCGGGGATTTGGTTACGAGCTCCGGTGTCCAATGCGGTGTCATGCGTTCCGTCCTTCCCAGACGAAGATGTTGAACTTGCGCGTGCCCAAGGTCGTTGACTGGGTGAGTCGGAGCTTTGATCTCATGCGTATGTAGTCGATGATTTCAGCTTTCGCGCCTGATGGTTGGGGGATGGTCGTCCGGTTCGCCCTGCATACGGCTCCGTTGATCACGTCGGTGATTTGCATCATTTGCACTTCGTCTGAACGGATTGGTTGCACTTTCTTGATGCATTCGCGGTTGAAGTCGTAGTGGCTGTTTGCTAGCACTTCCTCCAGTTTCTCGGTACGTTGCGCGGAGTGCGTGTCCTTGATGTCCACGTACACGTTGTAGGTGTTCGTGGAATCGAACAGCCTGTTCAGCATGGTGAAATACATCTTGTAGTACCAATCGTTGTGTGACTGGGACCATGCCTCATGATTCAGACGTGTCTTCTTGGCCACCAGAACACGGAACCTCATGTCGTCATCCAGGAAGAAGCAGTTCAGCAAATCCTTGTACAGGTCGATTTTCGGCATGCTGGCCTTCGTCCACTTCACTTCCGTACGTGCCTTGACACCGTAACGTGCCTTGATCTGGAGAATATTCTCTGTGATTTCCTGCCTTTTATCCTTGGGTATAATGAGGGCTCCAAGGACCATAACATCGCTGTCGTCATGTTCCAGATGACAGCTTTCATCGCAATACAGGTTGTATTCGGTCATTCGTGTTCCTTTCAATCCATCAATCGTCAGGCGTCTCGGCTTCGAGACGCGCGTTCGGATCCCTGTTGGCGGCCACGTCATAGTCTTCGGGGTGCGCGGCGATACGGTCGATGAGATCATCGGTGATCCGGGACTCGCGCTCGCGGGCTTCGTAGGCGCGGGCGGCCTCGCTGCCGAGTGCTCGTGTGTAGATGTCGAGGCTGGTGAGCCCGAATGTGGAGGCGATGTGCTCCACGTCGGACGTCGTGAGCGGCGCTTCATATCGGAGCCTTACGTGCCAGTAGTTGTTTCTCATGCCGCTCTTTTTGTAGAACTCGGCATTTGTTATTCCGCTTCGTTTAACGAGATCTCGACATATGTCGATGATTCTCTTGCTGTCTTCGGTGACTTCATTTCTGGCAATGCTTCCCATGCCCAACATGGTACCCAATTGAGAAGGATTTGTAAAGAATACTTAATTGAGTAACAATAAACTTACTCAATTAAGTACGGTAAGAATTACCGCAAGGCAATGAACAAAGAAAGGAGCGGCAAGACAGATGAGTGAGACGGAAACCATCGCAAGGAATCTCAGCGGCGAGCTCGCACGGCACCGCAAGACACAAGCCGCGCTCGCCAAGGAACTCGGCATGAGCGAGAAAACCGTCAGCGAACGACTGCGAGGCAAGGGAGCATTCGATACCGAGCAACTCGAAAAGACGGCGACGATGCTCGGCATGAGCCTCTACCAGCTGATGATGCTGCTCCTGCAGCCGATAGACGGCATCACCAAATTCCACGTCTGACACCAAAAAGGAACCACAATGACAAACCGCATCAATTACAAGACGCGACGAGCCATCGTCAACGCCATCATCAACGAAACAAAAGACCACGGCGACGCCATCCGACCACTCAACTGCGAACGATGGGACGACATCACCATAGATGAATACGAGCCGCACTGTCCCGTCATCACCGGTGAAATCATCGTCGACCTCTACGACCTCGCGGACCTCATCCTCGACACCATCGGCAGGGAACCCTCCGACCGGTCCCCGGTCGGAGCCGACTCTCACGTCTCCGAACCGCTAGAACTCCTCACGGACGAAACCGGCATCATCGCCGCGAACCAGAGGTGATTGTGGTGACAATTCTGTTCTACCGAGCCAACAGGTGCATGGTTGTCAGTCCTGTTGAGGATTTTCGTCGAGTGTTGGATCTGCCAACTCCGAGTGTTCCAGGAGAACCTCGTCCACGAAATAACGCACTTCAACGTCTGTGGAACCGTATCCGAGGTCGTCGCTCCACTTCCTCATATATTCCCAGACAGCGCGTTTTTCCCGGATGTCCAGAAGACGCCGTGCTGGCAATCGATATGGCAGGAGGATGCGTCTGGATACGTGGGACTTCTCCAAACGGGTGGGTTCCTCTAGATATTCCAGGGTTACACGCACGGATTCCCGAGCAGTTTCGGAGGTCGGAAGAATGATCGCCACAAAAGCCTCTCCGGGTTTTAGCAGGGCCACGTCTTCCACTACCTCGAATCCCTTCTCGTATTGCGGGCCTTCGAGCATCATGAGGACTTCGCAGGAATCGTCACTCGACAGTTTGATCGCGTGCGCGGTTCCGTCTCCATCGTTCCGCCAGTCAACGAACAATGTGGGACGTCTGAACCCGCATATCGCGATCAAAGGCACAAGTCGTTTATTGGCATGCCGAAGAACGCCTTCTCGCGGATTGATAGCGACTCTTCCGCGAGTATGCCAAGGCCACCAGATGGTCACTCCAGTAAGGATTGCAGACGCAATGGCAGCGATAATCGCGACCACGACACCGGCCCATGTGGCCACGACGGACGAATCCATAACCCACCAGCTTCCACGACAAAGGAACGACCAATGAGCACAACAGTACAGCAGAAGCACACCGACGGAACCATCGCGACCCTGCTCAGAACAGCCCCGACGAACCAACCGAACTTCTAAGGAGAGTCCAATGAACAACGAAATACTACGATTCGATTTCAAAGGCGCATCATTACCTGGTGACGGACAAGGAACGGAAGACAATATCATCCTCGAAACACAGCACGGCAACCCCACCTCCACGCTTCCAGCCGACATCATCGAAGGAACCTGCAACGTCAGCAGGACGGTCAGGAAAACATTCCTCAGCCTGACCATGTACATCGACGGACTGTCACGACTGAACGTGCACGACCCGAACGCGAAACTCACCGCCAATGAGCTTGACAGGCTGGCGGACTTGCTTCACGAGCAGGCCGTACACGCAAGGCAACTGGCTACAGGGAATCGGGAACAGTGAGCGACTGTTTCAGCATCACCGCGATATAGGTCGTTTCGTCCTGCGGCAGAAGCTGAAAGCCCACCGGCTCCCAACCATCCATCTGCTCGGCTAGTTCCGGCACTGACCCAAGGAAATCAAGGGTAGCGCTCCGGACCATCCCCACCTCACCGGAGAACAGTCGCTGACTCTCCACGCAGAAAGTGACCAGACGGTATTCGTTTTTCACCAATTCACCCCCTTTCAATAAGGAACGATATGAACAACAGTATTCAACGATTCGACTTCAAGGGCGCGGCACTGCGCACTCTGACCGACGAGAATGGCGAACCATGGTTCGTCGCCAAGGACGTCTGCGATGTCCTCGGTTATATGAATGCCAGCAAAGCAATCAATGACCACGTTGACCAGGAAGACAAACTCAATAACGAATCGTTATCGAGTTTGGGGCAGCGTGGAGGTTGGCTGGTCAACGAATCTGGTCTTTACTCCTTGGTTCTGTCATCCAAACTGCCGACTGCAAAAGAATTCAAGCGCTGGGTGACTCACGAGGTGCTGCCGCAGATCCGCAAAACTGGCGGCTACATCCCGACGTCCGAGTCGGATTCGGATGAGGACATCATGGCCAGGGCCGTGCTCGTCGCGCAGAAGACCATCAAACAAAAGAACCAGCAGATCGCCGAACAGCAGACGCGCATCGTGGAACTGGAGCCGAAAGCGCGGTTCGCGGACGCCGTAGCCGCGTCCGACGGCACGTGCCTGGTCGGCGAGCTCGCGAAGATGCTCCGGCAGAACGGGATGGACATCGGCCAGAACAGACTGTTCCGTCTTCTTCAGGCTGACGGGTATCTCGGCAAGTCCGGTTCGAATCGCAACGTGCCGACACAGCGTGCGATGGACCTCGGCCTGTTCCGCATTAAGGAGACCACCGTCACCCATGCGGATGGTCACACCACGGTCAGTCGTACTCCGAAGGTCACGGGCAAGGGGCAGCGCTATTTCATCGACCGGTACTGGGGTCGCGCTCAGCCGTCGTTGGAAGCGGGTGCGTGATGGATGACAAAGAGGTGTTCGCCGCATTGGCGGCGGCGTTGAAGCCGATGAACACGCCGAAGGATATCGCGGACAACTGCGGCATCAAGGAAGGCACCCTGGCGTACTGGCGTAGCGCGGGTATCGGCCCGAAGTTCGTGAAGGTGGGACGGATCGTCATGTATCCGAAGGAGCAGATGATCGCCTATTTCGCGCAACACCTGTACCAGTGCACGGCCGAATACGAGGAAGAGGTGGGTGCGTGATGGGTGAGACATGGCTGCCGGCATGCATATCGCTTACTGCTGGCTTGTTCAGTCTTTCCCTGGCTTTGCTTCGGATCCTCGTCGATCTTGATCCGATCGGTTGGATCCTGTCGTTGGGGGAGTGTCAAGAGTCCGGGAAAGCGGATGCAGTCGGGGATGTGCAAATAACCATAATCCCAGTCTCGAATGTTCGAACCGGTATCTCGTCAGAGTTGGCAAATGCCGTCTCGTTTCCGGTATCGGATGACGCGGCTGTTCCGGGAGCGACCCATGAATCGAATAGGAACGGAACACGCGGCGCATCAAATGCGTCGGCTGCTTCGTCCAATGGAGGCGTATCGCTATGACATCGGCTTTCTCATCGGCGTGCATGATGATATACGCGCGGTCGGCCGCTTTGAATTGCGCGATGCTGCTCGGAGTCATGAACTCGGTGTTGTCGCCGATGGGTCTCAGGAGCAGGAAATACGCCTTGCATCCAATCCCCTCGATTGAGACGTCGTACGCGTCGCCGTCACCGGAATTGTACACGGAGCAGATGGAATCCGGCTCGGCCTCGTCTCGAGACTCCAACCAGTCAGAAAATCCGGGCACCGTTGAGGAAATCGGTAATTCAGGATTCGTCGAGTGTTCCAGCAGGGTCCAGTCCGCCTGCGGCCTGTTATGCCATGGCCACCAAACGGTCAATCCGGCGCCAAGCAGCGAGGCCGCGGCACCGGCCCATGCGGCCAATACGGATCCATCCATTGATTCTTCTCCTAACTGTTCGGCCCGCACGTCGCATATGCGGGATGGCACCGATTTTAGGAGGGGGTCGGGCGGTTCTCCTAACGCCGCCCGGCATCACACACGCAAAGGAGGCGCGTGATGGTTTTGCAGCAGATGATGACCACCACGCAGGTGGCGAGGCTTTTCGGGGCTGAGACGCCGGAGGAGATTCGGACGCGGCAGGGGTATCTGGCCCAGTTGCGTTTCCGTGGACAGGGTCCTCGGTTCGTGAAGCACGGGCGGATGATCCTTTATCCGGAAACGGCCGTGGCCGAATGGCTTGAGGAAGGCGAGACGAATTGCACAAGGAGCATTGCATGAACGACATTCGCAAGGCGTGCGTGAGGGCCGTGTTCGACGCACTCGCCGAGCATGGCGACGTCATCAGGCCGGCTGTCGGCGATGAATGGGATGGGATCGACGCGAGCCGTCCGCTCGGCCACATCGTCGGCTACATCGACCTCGACGTCACAGATCTCGTGGACCTCATCGTCGACACGATCAACAAGGAGCTGTGATGGCACTCAGGAGAATCGACGCGGAAACGCTGCTGACACCACCCGCGCCGCCGAAGGACACGGTGATCATGTTCGGCTTGACCGGCTACGCGATTCGCGTCACGGGCAAGGGCGCCAGCCTCATGGAACTCGACGTCGACGGAAGCCACGAGCTGGCGAGCATCGGAAAAGACCAGGCAAGGACATTCATTCAAAAGATCGGAGGCGCAAGATGACGGACAACGATTATCGCATCGAGGACAGGTTCGAAAAGGGGAGGCCGAACTACACGCTCAGGCGTTTGAAGTTCGCGCTGGCCGTGGTCGGTCTGGTCGTGAGCGTGACGCTTATGCTCACCTGGCATGGCGGCGGTCTGACGGGCGCGCTTGTGGTGGAGGGCGTGTATCTGGCCACGGTCCTGTGGCTGACGGTCAGGTTCGCTCCGCGCGATGACGTGGATGGCGACGTCTGACCGTATCCGCCGGCGTACAAGGACGCGGACGGATGGCGGAGGCGTGGGTCCTTTCATCTCACATTGCATTTCACGCATTCACTCTCACGTCTTCCGCCGTCACGCCGTCCGCTGTGGGTTCGAATCCCGCCGCCGGCGGCTTGGCCGGACCGTCAACGCCGCCCGCATCCCCGCTTCGTTCAGCTTTCTTGGGGTTGTGGGAACGATGGGCGTGCTTCTTTGCTGTCATGGCGCCCAGCGGTCCGGCTCATATCAATCAATCTCGTATCAATCACAAGGTCAAGGGAGGAACCGATGAGGGAGATTCTGCCGCATTGGCATTTCAGTCCGAACGCTCCGGTCAAGGACGTCGACACGAAGAAGATGACGAGTGGTGACAGGGCGGTGGCCGACGCGTGCCGTCGGGCGATGGAGACCGAGGCGTGGAAGGAGCTGGAGATCTTGGAATCGGTGGGCGTGCGGTTCACCGGACTGGTGGGCCGGTTCGTGTCCGAGGTGGCGTCTCCCGTGTTGGAGGTGATGCCTGGTGACAGTTTCCATCAGGGAGCGGCCGCGCAGTTGACGCACATGGTGAAGACCAGGGATGGTGGCGAGACCATCCGCATCATCAAGACTCTCGCCGTGAAAGGTAGGTTCTAATGGCTGGTGAGACGATCATCGCGGTGGTGGGCAATCTGACCGCGGATCCTGAGTTGAGGTCGACGAAGAACGGCAGGAGCGTGGCTGGTTTCACGATCGCGTCCACTCCGCGCACGTTTGACCGGCAGTCGAATCAGTGGGTCGATGGGGACGCGTTGTTCCTCCGCTGCACCGTGTGGGGCGATCTGGCCGAGCATTGCGCCCGTTCCCTCGCCAAGGGCATGCGTGTGATCGCCCAGGGCAGGCTGACGCAGCATTCATGGGAGGACGAGCAGCATCAGCGCCGAACTTCCATGGAATTGCAGGTGGACGAGATCGGGCCGAGCTTGCGCTATGCGACGGCACAGGTGGCCAAGGCGCAGCGGGGTACGGCTGGAGCGTATGGCAATCCGGCTTCCATGCCGGCGGGCTATACGGGCGGAGCCACCGCCGGTGCTTCGTTGCCGCCGTCCGACCCGTGGGGTTCGTCCTCACACTCGTCGTCATCGTTCGGTGATTTCGGCAAGCCGGAATCCGAACCGGATTTCTAAGGATGAATCATGAGCATGGAGAATGTTCGGAAACTGCTGTATCACGAGTACGGGCTCGACCCTTATGAGCTTCGTCTTCTGATGATGGTGGCCGACTGGACCGGCGATGACGGCAAGGGCTTCGCGAAGAGCGCGAAAACCATCGCATCGCAGCTGCATATGTCAGAACGAACTGTGCACAACAAGCTCCGTTCCCTGCGCGAGAAGGGCTTCCTGAGATACGGCAACCAGCACATCGTCGACGATATCGCGCCAAACCGTCGACCGAAGGTGTATGACATGCACCTGCCAAAACAGAGGGGTGAACGAAATGCACCCCAAGAAATCAAACCAAAAAACAGGGGTGAACGAAATGCACTCCAAAAAACAGGCATGAATCAGGGGTGCAACTGGCATGAATCTGGCATGAATCAGGGGTGCACACAGCGTGCAGACAATACTACTAAATCTATAGAAACAATAAAGACTATAGAGAGTAACGCGCGCGCGAGAAAACCAATCCCAATACCAGCCGACTGGAAGCCAACCGAGGAACACCAGGCGCTCGCCGACCGGCTAGGCATCGACTGCGACATCGAAGCCGAAAAATTCCGCGACAGGGCCCTCGACTCGGGAGCCCGCTCGGCCGACTGGAACGCGAAATACCGCAACTGGCTCGTCAAAGGCAAGGAACGCGGATTCGCCACACCAAAAGATTCCAACGCTCGCCGACGGTTCACGTGGGGCAGCGAAGAGGTCAAACGCGTACTCGGCCCGATCGCCTGCGAGGGCACGGACACGTACATGGAGCTCGCATGCAAGGTCGCGGACCTGCTCAACCAGGGCGTGGACCCGGACATGCTGCGCCGTCAGCTCGCGAACGTGCCCGGCGACGTATTGGCCGAACAATTGTTCGAACAGGAGGCGGCGGCATGAACGCCATGACCATCGCACACATGGCCGGCATCCTCACCTCGGCCATCCAGGCCGCGGACCGATTGGAACTCGACGCGCTCAAAGGCCCGGCGCTCGCCGATATGGACCTTGACCTTGTCCGCGATATCAAACGCGACTGCTCGACCTGCATCAGCCTGCTCGACCAGTTCGGAAGGGAGCGACGATGAGCGACCGGCAATTCCAGGAATCGAAACGCATCGCCTTGCAACGTCAGGGCTGGCATTGCATGCGTTGCGGACGCAACCTGCACGACCCGAGCGTCTGGCCGGGCAGGAGCGGCCACCACCGGCAGTTGCGCCGTCGTGCCGACCCGGCCATGCGTGACCTGCCGTGCAACATCGTCGAACTGTGCGGGTCGGGCACGACCGGCTGTCATGGTTGGACGCACGCGCATCCGGCCGAGGCGGAACGGTTCGGCTACATCATCCCGAGCTGGCGTGATCCGCTCAACGCGCCGATACGCGACTGGAACGGCGACTGGTGGTGGCTGCTGTCTGACGGCACGGCGCAACGGCTTACTCAAATCGAAATCATCGAATGGCAAAGCAATTGGAAGGAACAATCATGAGGAAACAGGACGAAGACCTGAACGTGAAGCCGGAGGCGCTGCTCTGGCTTGATTTCGAAACGACCGGTACGGACAGGGATGGCAGTCTGCCGTTGGAGGTCGGCATGGAATGCACCGACGTGCTGGGCGAACATTCGTTCGGATCCCTGCATCGCATCATCAGACCGGACTATCTCGACCTGTTGGACATGGGCCCGGTCGCGTTCTCGATGCACACGGACAATGGATTGCTGTTCGAACTGTTGAACGGCTCCGCGCACGACGACTGCGTGGATGCTGTGGCGAACGCCGTGGAGGAGTATCTCGACTCCCTCGCGCAACGCTTCATGCTGGTTCCGGCTGGTACGAACGTGGATTTCGACATCGACTTCCTCAAACGCCTGGGCTTGGACCCGGACAGGTGGCTGTCCTACCGCAAGTTCGACCTGACCACGCTCCGCCGGTATTTGAGGTTCATCGACTGTCCCGAGGATCCGTACAAGGGACATCGTGGCACGCACAGGGTGCGCGACTGCATCCGACGCGACATCAACGACTACATCCGATACCGCACACTCCTGAAAAAGACATGGTGACAACAAGGAAGGAAACACTCGAAATGAGAAAACGCAAACCATTCACACTCGCCGGCATCGGCGTGCCCGCCGTCACCCTGTTCCTGCTCACTCCGGTATTCCTCCTCGCGCTCGCCGGATGCGGGAGCGCGTCGGAGCCTTCCACGACCGCGCATGCGGTCAAGTCCATCGAATCGCAGTGCTCCGACATGGACGACGACTTCAGCGAATGCGTCATCACCCTGACCGACACGAGGCAAGTGGACTGCGTCGTCTACTCGGGCTACAAGAAGGGCGGCCTGTCCTGCGACTGGAGACATGTGAGCGGAGCCGACAAGGAGCCGGCAAGATGAGCTACCGGGAAATCCATGAGCTGTTCGTCGTCTGCGACGAGTGCCACACAAGCCTTTCCGTCTATGACGCGACCTACGAGGACGCCGACAACGAGGCCGCCGACCACGGCTGGCAATGCGACGAGCTCCAAGGCAGGCACTACTGTCCGCTCCACTGGCACGTCGAATGCCATGACTGCGACATCACCGACAGTGGAGCGCCGGACGAACTGGAAGCCGCGGGATGGCACATCGACCGAGATTATCCATGCGACAGCCTCTGTCCGAACCACCGTCATCTCGCATGCCGCGAATGCCGCAAGTGGGATGTCGGACCGCTGCATCGGCTCGAATACGAGGGATGGCAGGTAAATGCAGACGATTTCAAGAAGAGCCTCTGCCCGGAATGCGTAAAAAACAAGAAGGAAACGAAATGAAAGTGAAGAAAGTCCTCATAGACATGATCATCAAATGGCATCAGGCCGGATACAGCCTCGATGAGATCGCACCACTGGTGCCGCAAGTCTCCAAAGAGGAAATCAAAGCGATCATCCGACACACCCGCGAATAACAAGAAACCCGACCTTCCGGCCGGGCTCCTGACACCACCAGAAGACTACCACGCCGGAGGGAATCGAACAAATGAACGAACAAACCAACGAATCCCAACCAACACCAAACCAGACACAACCAGCACAAACCAACCAAAACAAGCCAGCGCTCGCCGGCGTGTGCCTCGTCTGCGGCGGAGGATGCGCTGTCGGCGACACCATGTGCGCGAAATGCGATGGGCTGATGCGCGGCTGGCTGCGGGAATATCCATCATGGTTGGATTCGCTGCATGAGTTCCTGGACTCGACCGCGCATTACGGAGGCCGCCAGCCTGGACGCGTCAACCTTCCAGCCGCGCCGACGCCAATCCGTTTGCCGGTGCTCGACCACATGCAGGCCATCGAGGATGCCGCGATCGCACTCTGGCGCCGGTTGTACGCTCCGCCCGCCATGCCTTGGGCTACCTGTGGCGTGCATCCGCCGCTGGTGGACATGCTGCGTGTCTGCGCCGGCAGTCCTCGACTGCGCCGCATGCCTGACATCGCCGACTTCTACCATGAGTGGGAGTCGATGGTTCGAAAGACGCTGGACATCATCGACGTGCCGCCTGCGAAACATGGCATCGGAAGATGCCCGAACCCGCTGTGCGGAGTCGAATTGACAGCGGCGGTCGGCGCGGTAAGCGTTGCATGTCCCGTGTGCGGCAACACTTACCTTGTGGCGGATGTGCGGTTGGGGTTCCTGAGGGAATGCGTTCGGTCGGGACGCGCGTTCACGGCGGGGGAGTGCGCGGAACTGCTACGCGAATGCGGATTCCAGTGCAACGCGAACACGATTCGCTCATGGCGCAAGCGCGGCAGGCTCCAACCGGTTGGTGAAAACGTGAAGGGGCAGCCGTTGTACAGGCTTTCCGACGTGCATGGACAGGTCGTGCGACGCGACTCGATTTGACAAAATCGAAAGTGCAACGCAGAATTGTCAGTGGATTAGAGGGTTCAAACCGAAGACATGCGGTTTGAACCCTTTTCATATCCACCTTGGATTCTCCTAACTCCTTGGGTTGCGTAACACCGTCCTGTCCGAACGGCATATCGGACACGCTCCGCCCGCTCCACGTCAGAGTGGGCATACACCAACAGTGGCAGGCAAGCCAATCCCGCGCTTACGTGATGCGGTGATGCTCAAACCGCCTGTCCATGCCTTCGTAGGAATCAGTGGCAGATCGCACCGGTCGCAGATCTTCGGATCCTCTTCCTTGCGGCCGCGTGTATGCGCGGGTTCGACTCCCGCCGAAGGCGCTGGACGCAAGGATAGCGAGGAGGTCAAATGGCCGATCTTGAGCGAATCATCATGGACGCGGTCGCCGACGCGCTGATAGATGTCGCCGAAGAGCTCGCGCCACAACGCGTCGCTGAGCTCAAGGCTTCGGCCGTGAAACCGTGCGCGAGCGAGACAACAAGCGAGGCGATCGCCAGAATCGGCGGTCGCCTCGCGTTGGGGAAAATCAAAGCGTCATCCGTTTAGGCCGAATACGAAACGGATGCGTCTTTCCATCCGGGAAACAGGTTCTCGAATTTCGCATCGGCGTCAACGTACTTGTTTGTTATGTCGAGCACTTTATGCTTCACCTCCGTTTCGTCCGCTATCCCGTAGAAGCAATGGCACATCTCCTCTACAACGGCAAGGTACGGGACGAGCGTGTCGTTCGGATTGAGTTTGCGCCACATGTGGACGGGGAAGACGAGGAACGTTTTCGTCGCCCCCATTTCGTCTCCGTCGAGCTCGACGGAATATCTGCTGCCGGGAATGAACAGAAGCAGTGCTTTGTTGCGGATGACAGGTGGTTCCGTTTCGAAGTTTTTGGCCATGACATTCAGTCCGGCTCCGATGGCCATGATCTCGTTTGGCAGAAGTTCGACCGTCGACCGTATGTCGATTCTGTCGGCTAGCGATGACGGGATTTCAGGTCCGTCGATTCCATCAACGGCTCCGCGGATTCTCATGAGTTTCCTCCTTGTTTTTGCGTGGCCTTCCTCCGCCGACGCCTCGTCCGGGGCGTTGCGCGTTCCATTGGTCGATGGTCTCCTCGCGCCAGCCCCTGGCTTTGCCAACGATCACGTCGGGGTCGGGCAGCTTGTAGCGTGCCAGTGCGCCTTTGGTGATGTCGAGGCGTTCGGCCACCTCGGTCATGCTCAGATAGCGTTCAGTCATCCTTGCCGCCCCGTCTGTCCATGGCGAGCGTGGCAAGACTCCAGATGCCGGCCGCGAGTCCGAACAGTCCGGCCTGCCATGGTTTTCCAGCGAAGCCGAGCATGGTCGACAGCAGGCCGCATGTGATGCCGCAGACGGCGAATATGGTGCTTGTTTTCATGATGGCCATGAAATAGGATGGAACCGGGGTTCCGGGCAATTGGAGTGCTCGGAACCCTTTCGTCATCTCTTATGGCGTGGTCTGCGCCGGATCGAGATGACGAGCGCCGCCAGTGCGATGATGTTGCTCACCACCGAGCTGATGGCGGTCACGATGTCCGTCCATTTCATGTTCACCTCCTTTCCGTTGACATAACTATTATAACAAAGTATGTAAAGTATTGCAAGTCAGGCAAAAACGACACGCCGGAATAAGACATCCATGGTGAAGACAGCACGAAGCACCACAAGGCGGTGACCACATGCCAAGAATCCGCAAGACCACACGCCAATTCGAAAAAGACAAGGCCGCATTCTTCAGCCAATGCAAAGCACAGCATGCGGTCTGCTGGTTATGTGGCATGCCGATAGACTATGCGGCCACGAAGAACACCGCCGATGACAGCTTCAACCTCGATCACCTCTATCCCGTCTCGAAGCATCCCGAACTCCAATTCGACCCGGCAGGCTTCAAGCCCTCACACACCAGCTGCAACCGACTAAGAGGCAACAGTGACCCGCCCGCACCAATCGGAACACTAAGCAGGCAATGGATTAAGACAGCATGAGCAAGGAGACAGCAATGCAACAGCCAGTCAACCTAACACTCACCGCAGAAATTAACGACAAGACATTCCCAATCAGCAGCTTCACGGTCAACATTCCAGTGCACGTCAACAGAACATACCGCTACGAGGTCATCGACTCCGAGCGTGCCATCGCCAAGCTGATGCCACCAAGCACAAACGAACTCATCAAACGCTTCAAAAACGCAATCAACGCATTCCAAACAGCATTCGAAACCGACCCAAACGGGGTAGGGGCGGTGAAATCGTAAAACCAACGAGATGGGGGTCTACAGATCGGA